CCGCAGTACCGGTAAATCTCATTTGTACAAGGAGATTTCTCCAAATAGTATTTTAGTTTCCGGTGGTCAGACGACGGTTGCGAACCTTTTCTACAACATGGGAAGAAAAACAGTAGGTCTGGTTGGTTTATGGGATTGTGTTGCCTTTGATGAGGTAGCGGGAATTCGTTTTAAGGACAAAGACGGAATCCAGATTATGAAAGACTATATGGCATCTGGTTCTTTTGCCCGTGGTAAAGAGGAAAAAGCGGCTTCCGCATCTATGGTATTTGTCGGAAACATCAACCAGAGTGTAGATGTTCTTCTGAAAACTTCCAGCCTGTTTGACCCGTTCCCTCCTGAAATGGGCACGGATACAGCATTTTTAGACCGTATGCACTGCTACCTGCCGGGATGGGAAATTCCGAAGTTCAGACCGGAGCATTTTACGAACGACTATGGGTTCATCAGCGATTATCTCGCTGAGTTTATCCGTGAGCTGCGGAAGGAACAATATGGTGATGCCATTGACCGGTACTTCCGGCTTGGAAAAAACCTGAACCAGAGAGATACCATTGCAGTCAGAAGAATGGTTGACGGTTATCTGAAACTGGTTTATCCGGATGGAGAGTTTACCAAAGAACAACTGGAAGAAGTTCTTCAGCTGGCGCTGGAAATGCGCCGACGTGTAAAAGAGCAACTGAAAAAGCTGGGCGGTATGGAGTTCTATGATGTAAACTTCTCCTACATTGATATGGATGATATGTCCGAACATTATGTGTCTGTGCCAGAACAAGGCGGCGGAAAGTTAATTCCGGAAGGAATGTGCAACCCTGGACAGGTCTATACTGCTTCTCAAGGTAAGAGCGATATGATCGGTGTGTTCCGGCTGGAGTCCCAGATGCTTCCTGGAAACGGAAAGTTTGAAAGAACTGGCATTGGAACTGACCGTGATGCGAAAGAGTCTACCAACACGGCATTTAATTTCCTGAAGGCAAATGCTAACCGTATCAGCGGCAGCATCAGCACCACGATGAAGGACTATATCATCAACTACCAGGATTTACAGGGCATTGGCATGACCGGGAAACTGGCATTACCTACACTGATTGCTTTGTGTTCTGTTGCATTGGGAAAACCGGTGCAGAGTTCTTTGGTGGTGCTTGGGGAAATCAGCATCAGCGGCACAATGATAAAAGTGGATGAACTTGCAAGTACATTGCAGGTGTGTCTGGACAGCGGTGCAAAACGAGTGCTGATACCGAGTACATCTTTCGTGGATTTTGCAACGGTTCCGCCGGACTTAATGAGTGCGTTCCAGCTGATTCCTTATCAGAGTGCGGAGGATGCTGTGTTTAAGGCTCTGGGAGTAGAATAAACTCTAATCCATACAACCTGCGTCACGGGCAGATCAGGTTTGGTTTGTGCTTGTGTATCAATGTAGAGATATTATTGTAATAAACGCCTGAGTACATTTTGAGTACACTATTTGCGAGACACAGAAACACACCGGCGAATATGGAGAAAAATATGCCAAATTATAGCGTTAACGCTACATAAAATATGTATATTTCAAAAACCTACCTTGAGTGGGAATAAGCAAAAAGTGGATATGAGGGCCCGCAAAGGCGCATAAACACTGGGTTTTTGATTTTCAAATTTCCCATTTGATAGCAGATTGATAGCACTCGTCAAATCCCGATTTATTGAGTTTGAAAAGAAAAATCGGGTGGCTTGCGAGTAGCCTAAAAATCCTCATCTTTTTATTCATAAGTAAAAGGTCTAACTGATTTTTGCTGATCAGTTAGACCTTTTTTATTTTGCTCTCATTTATCTGAATTATCTGATTTTGCGCAACAACCGGCCTTTCCCGTGGCCTACAAGTGAGAGGATTAGATTAGCCCCTCCGGCGGCACCTTGGCGCGGATCTGGCTGCTATCGTACTCCGGGTAATGGTAGCGCCAGCTGTCGTACTCCTCCTGAGAGATCTCTCCGGCCTCCAATTTGGCGGCCTGTTCCCGCCAGGTCCAGAGCATCTCGTGCAGCTGGGCAGCGTCCTTGTTTTTGCGAAAATCCACCTGCAAGGAAAGCTCACCGTCCTGCTCCGTGACCTTCAGCCCGTAGTTGTCCTCCAGGGTAAACAGCGTGTGCATCAGCCCTACATAGGAGTCTATGTCCGGGACAGAGAGCGCATGGGGGGAGACATCCAGCACCTCAGCTAAGGCAGCGGTCAGGTCTGCCTTAGGGGTTCTTGATCCTGTTTCGTACTGTGCAAGGCGCACATCAGCAGACTTCTCCGGGAAGCCCAGTGACATGCCAAGATATTTTTGTGTCATACCCCGCAGGAGACGGAAAAAGTGAATTCGTTCACCAATCGCCATATCATCAACTCCAATCTATGATTGTCCTTATTTGAAACATAGCATATTTGCTTAGTTTTGTCAAGATAATCTAAGCAAATTTATTTAATAATATTTCTTTCAAAACACTTGAACTAAACTTATATGTATAGTATTATAAAAACACTAAGCTAATAAGTTTAGATAATATAGAGAATCAAATGGACCATCAGATTTTTGGTTGCGAAACCGAGAAAAAGTGGCAGTAGAGAGTAAGGAGGTCTTTATGAAAAGCAAAATTAGCAGGCAGAAACGATCAACAAAGAAAGGAAGGTATTTACTATGGCAAATCAGATTTTTATGCGTGTCAGCGAAGTGGCAGAGGAGTTGGGGATCTCCATTCCCTTTGCCTATAGGATCATTCGACAGATGAATGAGGAACTGGCTAAAACCGGCTGCATCACCATTGCCGGGCGAATTGACCGAAAGTTTTTCCACGAGAAATTCTACGGTACAAGATCTGAGACAGAAAGGAAGGAGAACTAATTATGGCAGCGTTCAAAAATAAGGACAACGGCACCTGGTATGTTCAATTCCGCTACACCGATTGGAAGGGCGAACGCCAGCAGAAGCTCAAGCGTGGCTTTGCCACCAAGCGAGAAGCGCTGGAATGGGAACGGGAGTTCCTGATGGAAAAACAGGCTGATGTGAACATGACCTTTGAGAGCTTTGTTGCTCTCTACGAGAAGGACATTAAACCCAAGCTGAAACTCAATACCTGGCTTACCAAGGAGAGTATCATCAAGAAAAAGATCCTCCCCTATTTTGCGAATCGAAAACTTTCGGAGATCACGGCAAAGGACATTATCCGTTGGCAAAATGAAATTCGGGAGTTGAGGGACTGCCACGGCAAACCTCTGTCGAAAACTTACCTGAAGACAGTTCACAATCAACTTAGCGCCATTTTCAACCATGCTGCACGATTTTACGGTCTAAATATCAACCCAGCCCGGCAGGCGGGCAACATGGGGACGGAGGAACGAAAGGAGATGCTGTTCTGGACCCGAGAGGAGTACACCCGCTTTTCTGAGGCCATGATGGACAAGCCGTTGTCCTTCTACGCCTTCGAGGTATTGTACTGGTGCGGTGTCCGTGAGGGAGAGCTGCTGGCCCTGACCCCAGCAGATTTTGACTTTGAAAAGCGCACCGTTTCCATCAATAAGTCTTACCAGCGGCTCAATAAGCAGGATGTGATCACTACGCCTAAAACACCCAAGAGTAATCGCGTGATCCAGATGCCGCAGTTCCTCTGTGATGAACTCCAGGACTACCTCAAGCAGCTCTATGGAGTGGAGCCGGATAGCCGGATGTTCCCCATCAGCAAAAGCTATCTCCACCGAGAAATGGACCGTGGCTGCAAGCAAACGGGGGTGAAAAGGATTCGCATACACGATTTGAGGCACCCGTATGTCAAGCCCACGACAAAAAAATTTGAAACTTTTTTTTGAAGTTTCCGGGCAGCCTCATAGCTGCCCGTAGCTGTTCCATACGGCGTTCATGGCTCATGCCTCCTTTTCCGGTTCTGCCGCTGTTAAAAAGTCCTGCGTCACATATTCAATCTCAATCCGGTCTCCCGGAAAGATATATACCTTACGGATAAGCCGGTCAATCAGGGCTTGCGTCAGAGTGTCGGTATTGCCTACCTCCTGAACGATTTCACGCTGTTTCAGCCTTGCCTCGTAATCGCTTTGTATCTGTTTAGTCTGTGCGGTAATAGCGGCATGGACATTCTTTGCCTGTACCAGCTCCGCATCATATACCGCTTTCTGTTTCCTGTAGGTTTCCAGGTCAATCTCTCCAAGTGCATACTGTTCATAGAGTTGCCGTTTATTATCCTGGATAGAGCGCAGCTTATCTTCATGCTCGGCCTGCTGAACCGTCTGCAAATCCAGCTTGTCTTTGCTGCTGTCAATTCCCAGAGCTGGGCGCATCTGCGCCCGGATTATTTCAAAAACAGCCCGTTCCAGTTCCGTCATTTTTACCCTTACCCCATGACAGGGAAGATTTTCTGCCACTTCGGAATGACGGCAGTAAAACCAGGCATCATTCCTAAGTGACATGGCATGGTCGCAGCATCCGCAGAATACCTTTCCACGGAGAAGGTATTCACGCCGCTTTTTATTTGGAATGGAGAACCGCCTGATGGAAGCATTGGCTTTCTCAAACAGTTCCTTGCTTACGATTGCCGGGTGGTGGTCCGGGATCTTGAACCACTCGCTTTCGTCTTTCAGCTTCATGCAGCGGCTGCCAATCTCCTGTACCTTGCGCTTACCGATCACATAGGTACCGATATACCGTTGATCCTCCAGCATACGCAGAACCGTTGAACTGTTCCAGACGCCATGTGTCCGGGAAACATTATAGTGATCCTTGCCTTTATCCCTCCGGTATTCCCCCGGTGTGGGGATATGGAGCGCATATAGTTTTCTCGTAATCTCGGCGGCGGTATTGCCATCGGCTGCCCATTCAAATATCTGACGGACAATCCCCGCCACTTCCCCGTCCGGCTCCATGCGCCCGTCTGCGCTTTTGCGGTAGCCATAAGGACAAATGACGCTTTGGTACTCGCCCCGGCGCATCTTTGCGTATTTGGCGCTTTTCGTTTTCATAGACATATCCCGGCTGTAACACTCGCTGATAAGATACTTAAAAGCTATGTCGATTCCTCCGGTATCTCCTTTGAAATTGGCGGTGTCAAAATCGTCGCTCACGGAGATAAACCGGGTATGGTAGAGCGGAAACACCCGCTCAATGAAATAGCCGGTCTCAATGCTGTTTCGGCCAAACCGGGAAAGGTCTTTCACAATGATACAATCAATCTTACCGGCCCGCACCATCGTTAAAAGCTCCTGTACCGCAGGACGCTCAAAATTCGTACCCGTATGGCCGTTATCAACAAATTCCAGGACTTCGCTGTTATCCCATTCCTGCAGCGACATGGCCTTTTCCCGAAGGAGCAGCTTTTGATTGGGAATACTCAAACTCTCTGTCTTGAAGTCCTCCAAAGACAGGCGGATATAAAGGGCAATCACATATTTCTGCTTCATTTTGCCGCCTCCCCCTGAAATTCGCTCTTAAACCGGAAAGAAACACGGATATTGCGCTCGTGGTCGATCTCAATCCGCTCAATCAGCCGTTCAATCAGTTCCGCTGTCAACACATGGTCCTGAGCCAGTGATTTTACATCCTTTTCCATAGCACGGTAGCGTACAAGCTGGTCGTCCAGGGCATCCATCTCTTTTTCAAGCGCCTCAATATCGCCGGAAAGGGCAGTGATCGATTCCTCATAACCTGCTTTCAGTTCAAAATATTCCTCGCTGGTTAAAATGCCCTGTACGAAGTTTTCATACAGCCCCCGGATTAAACGACGCTGTTTCTCTATTTCCTGCCGTTTGGCAGACATTTGAGATTTCAGCCCGTCTTTTTTCTGTTTCTGCCTTGCCTCCAACTGAAAGAGAGGGAGCGACATACCCAAAGCAACGGACAGCTCTTTTTCTAAAATAGTGGTGACGGTTGCAATCAGCTCTGTTTCCTGCATCATTACGCCTTTGCAGGTATCTTTTGCCACACGGCTGTTCGTGAGGCAATGGAACCAGTAAATATCCGAGCCTTTCTTCCGTTCCGCCCGCTGCCGGTGGAGGCTCCTGCCGCAGTCGGCGCAGAACACCTTACTCTTGAAAATATTGGGGGTATAAGCGCGTTTGTGAACCGCCCGGCTTTCCTCGCAGACCTGTTTCCGGTATTCCTGCACCGCAATAAAGAGTTCGTGGCTGATAATCGGCTCATGGGTGTGTCTGGCAATAATCAGGTTGTCGTCATCCGCCTTGACCTGCCGGTGATCCACCATCTTTGTCTTGCCCTGCACCAGATCGCCGGTATAAACCTCGCTTTCCAAAATCTTCATTACTGTGCGGGTCTGCCATTTGCCGCTCCCAATCAGACCGGGGCTGGTGATTTCGCCGGTAGATTTTTTGTAGTGGCTTGGCGCCGCAATTCCCATTTCATTGAGATTACGGACAATGCGGTTCAACGCTACGCGCTCATAAGCCCATTCAAAAATCTGTTTCACAACAGGGGCCGTATTCTCGTCGATCAGCAGCTTGTGACAGTTATCCGGGTCTTTCCGGTAGCCATAGGGTGCCCGTGCGCCGATATAATCGCCGTCTTTCATGGCCTGTCTTGCCTGCGCCTTGATCTTCCTGCCTATATCCAGGGAATAGGCTTCATTTATCATATTTTTCAGGGGGAGCATAATGCCGCCGTGAAGGTTGCCGGGGTCCGCTGTGTCAAACTGATCCGTGACCGCAATAAAACGGACATTGTGCGCGTAAAAATACTGCTCAATATAATAGCCGGTATCAATGGAATTGCGCCCCAGCCGGGAAAGGTCTTTGACGATTACACAGTTAATATGGCCTACTTCAATATCCGAGAGCATCTGCTGGAATCCGGGGCGGTGGAAATTGGTACCCGTCAGACCATTGTCGATGTATGTGTCATAGACTACAAAATCCGGTTTATCTGCCAGATAATCATTCAGCACCAGCTTCTGGTTCTCCACGGAGCAGCCCCGTTTCTTGTTATCCTCCACGGAAAGCCGGATATACAGCGCCACATATACATATAAGGACGGCGCCGGCATGGGAGATTCCGTCTGTTTCCTGCTTTTTCTTGCCATTTAGCCCACCTTCCTTTCTGTGGCCTGTTCCGCGATCTGCTCCGCCAGTGCGGCAGCCTTTTTATATTCATCCTGATAGTTAAATTCAATATGTAACTCGTCCTTACCAATTACCCGAATACTGCGGATAAGCTGCATGACCGCACGGCGGTCAATTTCCTCCATCGTGGAGAACTGCATAAAATGATTGATCCATCGGTTCCGCTCGCTGCGGTTCTCCAGTACATCCGTCAGGCGTTCTTCCCATTCGGCAATCGCTTTTTGCAGAAGTTCAATGTCGGCATTGTACTTTCGTTTATAAGAAAGATATTCTTCTTTGGTAAGAATCCCGCTTACCAGGTTTTCATAGAGCTTTGTCTTGAAACCCTCAATCTGCGCCCGCTGTTTTTCATTTGCCTTGATCTGCGCGGTATATTCCTGAACCAGTTCCCGGTTGATCCGCTCCTGGCTGATACTGGACAGCAGCGCGTCCAGGGAAGCTACATTTTCAATGTGCCCCTTTAGGCTGTCCTGCACACACTCGATCAGGTCCGTTTCCTTTAGCATGACGGAGGAAGTGCAGCCGTTCTTCTTACCGGTCGGACAATAGTAGTAATGGTATTCCTTATCCTTATATCGGTTCGTCTTGCGGGTCATGCGGCAGCCACAGCACCCACAAATCAAAATGCCGGAGAACAGGTAGACCTTATCTGACTTCGGAGAGGTGCGGGTATCAATCCTTCGGAGCCGCTGCACCAGGTCAAAATCATGCTTTTGGATAATCGCCTCGTGTGTGCCCTCTACACGGACCCACTCGGAAGAAGGCTTGTCCTCACGCTCTTTCAGCTTGAAGTGGGGCGTTGTCTGCTTTCCCTGAACCAGCGTTCCAGTATAGGTTTCATCCTGCAAAATGCGGATAATGGTAGTCGCAGACCATTTACAGTCCTTGCGGTCCGTATAGCCGCCTTTGGCGTGGGGCATCCCGTGATTGCGTTTATACGCCAGCGGAGAGAGTATGCCCATCCGGTTCAGTTCATCCGCAATATGGGAGGCGCTGAACCCTTCCAGACGCTTTCTGAAAATATCCCGCACCACGCCCGCCGCATATTCGTCAATTTCCAGACCTTTATGCTTGTCGCCGGTTTTCACATAACCATAAACAGTAAAAGCTCCAACAAAATCACCGCTGCGCCGCTTTATATCAAGAGCGCTTCGGGTCTTTATGGAAATATCCCGACTGTATGCTTCGTTCATGATATTTTTAACGGAGACGGTAAGGTCATCGGCAGCGTCATTTTCTGTGTCCACGTTATCGTTGATGGCAATAAAACGGACGCCGTAAGCCGGGAACACCCGGCGCATGTAGCGGCCAGTCTCTATATACTCTCGCCCCAGACGGGAGAGGTCTTCTTGTGTCAAGTAGGAACTAAAAAATTTTTGAGATTTTACAAGCCGTTCATAGGTGGATGACCACCCGTGAACGGCTTGTAACATTCAGCCTATTTGATTTCTGCTTTCTCAAAGATGTCTTTGAACTTCCAGACGATTTCGATGTTGTTCTGTCCATGAACATAGATAACAGAGATCAGCGCATGGGCAAGCTCGTAAGTAAGCCCTTCGCATTTCTGGAACTCGCCGACCACCTTGTCAAGTCTCTCATCGGAGCAGGGATGCTCAGAATCAAGCTCCAGCATCCGCTCATGGCCTTGCCGGATTGCTTCTTCATTTTCGACTATCTTGGCGTCCACCTCAGCTTTTCGCTTGAGGTATTCCGCCTTTGTGATGCTGGCCGAAGTGTACTTCTCATACAGTCGGAGCTTGACTCCCTTGAGCTGTTCGTACTGCTTCTGCAAATCGCGGATTGCATCCGCGCATTCTGTGATGGCAGATTTCCTGCGCTTGCTGATCTCATGCTCTTTAACAGCTTTCTTTTCGACCAGTGTGAGCATTTGCCCAATCGCTTTGTAAGCGGTGTCCTCAATCCATGCCTCGCTGTATCTTTCACCAACCGGGCACTCCGTATCGCGGTCATGTGTTGAGTAAGTACACTGATAGAAATATCCACCCTCATTTCGGAGCTTTCGCCGGGTAAGGGCGCGTTTACAGTTGCCGCAGCACACAAGACCCTTGAGGGGATAATAGCGCAGATTCCGTTTAGGATTCTTCTCGCCGCCCCGGATGACTGCCTGAGCCTGCTCAAACTCTTCCTTGCTGACAATGGCTTCGTGCATCCCTTCGACGATGATCCATTCCTCTTTCTTTTGAGAAATAGTTTTCCGAGAACCTACGCCGCCGGATTTTCGCTTGTGGCCGACCGTTGCCCCTGTGTAAACATAGCTCGTCAGGATCTTGTAGACCATAGAGGCCGTCCAGCTTATCTTTTCGCTCATGCGGCTATACTTCTTCTTGTTAGGATGTTTGCCTTTGAAATATTGCCCGGGCGTCGGGATATTATCATCGTTCAGACTGAGAGCAATCTGTGAGGTATTCCTGCCTTCAAGGGCTTCATCGAAGACCCTGCGCACGACCTCTGCGGCCTCCGGGTCAAGCTTGAGCTTGTTGCGGATTTCGGGATGAAGCACATAGCCGTAAGGAGCGTAGCCGCCCACATACTTGCCTTGCTTCATCATCTGGATTTTTGCCGTTGTCGTTTTGACAGAAAGATCCTTGCTGTATGCGGCATAGATGATGCTGCGCATGACAACCTCAAGGCCACCGGTTGTTCCCTTGTAATCGTCGCTGTCATAGCCGTCGTTGATGGAGATAAAGCGAACGCCCATGAACGGGAAAGTGCATTCGAGATAATTGCCCGTCTCGATGTAATCACGAGAAAAGCGGGAAAAATCTTTGACGCAGATCAGGTTGATCTCCCCGTGCCGGACTTTCTCCATCATCGCCGAGAACTGAGGACGATGAAAATTTGTCCCGGTATAGCCATCATCCGCGAACTCAAGTCTCGGATATTTGGAAAGCGTCGGATGGTTGTCAAGGTAGCGGTTGATGAGCATACGCTGGTTGCCGATGCTGTCACTCTCGGCCTTGCTTCCGTTTCCGGTATCTTCATCAGCCATAGAGAGGCGGATGTAGATACCGATTGTGTAGTCTTTGTTCATTTACATCGCCTCCTGAACTTCTTTGATACTCTGAATGGTCAGCTCGTAGATGTCACCGTACTTCATGACCAGTTCGACAGCGCCGCCCTCATGGACTTTGACCAATTCAACAGACTCGTCTACTAAATCCTGAGAGAGCTGCGTTGCCGTGCTGACGGATTTCATCAAGGTAATCCACTTGTTATCGACCGACATAGCTTCGTCGAACTTGCTCCGGCGCTGTACTGCCTCATCCAGACGGCGGGACAGGTCAGCGTATTGTTCGTCATAGCTCTTCTTGGCAAAGGAGTATTCCGCTTCATCCAGAAGCCCTTCGGCATAATCCTCGTAGAGGCGTGTCCGCTTCTTAGAAACGCCGTTGAGCCGCAGATTCAGGCTTGTAATGAGGGCATTTTGTTGATCTCGGATGTTTTTCTCGCCCTCGCTGCCCCTGAGCTTATCCAGCAGCTTGTCATAATCAAGCGCTGCCTTGACTTGAAGCTGGATCGCTGCAAGCACATTCGCTTCAAGCGTGTCCTGCCTCGTATAATGGGAAGTACAATGCTCATAGCGCCGACCTACTGAGGTACTGCATTCATAGAAGGCATACCAGCGCTTCCGCTTGTCCTTGTCGATCCGTTTCCGGTGGAAGTACATCTTCTTCCCGCAATCAGCGCAGACGATTTTTCCCTCGAAAAGGTTTACGAGCGTTGCCCGGATTTCCTCGGTTTTCTGCATACTCGTCTGGCGAGCCTCAGAAGCCGCTTGGAGGATGTCCTGCACCTTCTGGAAGTCTTCACGGGAAATAAGCGCTTCGTGCGTGTTCGGGAACACAATCCACTTATCCTTGTCCTTGACATTATGGGATTTGATGCCCTTGTAGATCGCCTTCATGGAGCGGCCAAGGACGGTATCACCCACATAATGCGGATTGCTCAGGATGCCGTACAGCGTTGAACTGTACCAGCCTTTGCAGGAGCAGCCGTCGCCTTTGCGGGTTCCGTTCTGGCGTTTCCGCAGCTCCGTATTTGGCGCACCCAGCCGGTCAAGCTCGTCAAGGATCATCGGGATTGACCAGCCCTCGATTTTCCACTGGAACATGAGCCGCACATACGGCGCTGTCTCTTCGTCAATAACCATGTTTGTATGGTCTTCATTCCACCGGTAGCCATACGGAAGATTGCGCTTCTGGAAGGTCCCTTGCTCCATCTGTGCTTTCAAAGCGGTGGAGACTTTCCGTGAAATATCCTTCGAGTACAGGGCGTTGATCATGTTTTGCAGCGGGATCATCAGGCTCTCATTTGAGCCGTCCGTATCAAAGTTGTCGTAGTGTTCCTTGATTGCAATAAACCGCAAGCCAATCTGTGGAAAAATGCGCTCAAGGTAGGTTCCGGTTTCTATGTAGTCACGGCCAAAACGGCTGAGATCGCGGACTACAAGGCATTTGATCCTGCCGCTCTTGATGTCAGTCATCAGGCGGTTAAACTCAGGCCTGTCGAAAACCGTCCCCGTTCGTCCGTTATCCACATAGACATCGACGAGATCGAGATACGGGCAACCGGCAATATAGGACTTGCATATCTCGATCTGATTGGTGATGACATCCACCTTCTCAGATTTTCCGCTATTCTCCACGGAGAGACGGGCATAAATGGCTGTCGGGAAGATTTGCAGCGGTGCTGCTTCGCAAACCGGCTCTGCGGCTGCGTTTTTTCTGCTTTTTCGTGCCATGTGCTCATCCCTCCTTTATCCTGCAATGGCAAGTTCATCGGCATAGCCGAGAACATATTCAAGTGTCTGCTGATACTCGTCTTTGTACTTGAAGACAATCTCTATCGCGTGATCCTCATAAATCATGATGCGGTCAACCAGCGCCATAAGGACGCGGCGGTTCAGTTCTTCAATGTTTTCATACTGTTTGAAAAGCGTTACCCAATTCCGTTCCGTAGCCCCGGTTGCGACCGACTGCTTCATTTCCTTCTTCACCCGAAGAAGAGCTTCCTGCTTTTCCTCAATGATTTTGGTGTAGCTGTTGCGGAACTCAAAGTATTCCGACTTGTCGATGATCCCATCCGAGAGGTCTTCATAGAGCCGGAGCTTGAGCTTCTGATAGCGCTCAATCTCTTCTTCGAGCTTCGCAATCTGCGCTTCATAGTTGAATGCCTTGCGGTTCTGAGAAGGAAGCCGCTCGATCATCTCAAGCGCTTTTTCCAGATTGACCACAAGCTCGATCTGGTCATGGATGGCACGGAACACCTTTTCCTCAACCTCTTTTGCGCTGATGCTGTGTGGGCTGCAGGTCCGGTTATGCTTATTCGTTGAGCAGACATAGTAGATGTATTTCTTTGTCTTCGACGGGACGGTCTTGCGTGTCATAGACTGCTGGCAGTCCCCACAGAACAGGAAGCCGGAAAACAGGTGTGCCTCATCCTGATCAGGCGAGCAGCGCATATCCCGCTTCATCATGGTCTTGACGGCCATGAAATCCTCATAGGAAACAAGCGCTTCGTGCGCCCCCTCGACCTTGACCCACTCGGTTTCGTCTTTCGGCTGCACAACGCGCACCTTGTAGTTTGGCGTACCGCGCTTGCCTTGGGCAAGGACACCGATATATACCTCATTGGTGAGGATGCGCTGGACAGCCTTGTAAGTCCACTTTGCAGTGTCGCCGGTCTTGAAGACGGTATCGAACTTCACTCCCGCCGAGTGCTTATACTCCATTGGAGAAAGCACGCCCATCTGATTCAGCCTTGCAGCAATGCGACCGATGGAGAAGCCATCCTTGTACATGGCAAAGATCATCTGCACATACTCGCTGACGGCCTCATCGACGATAAGCTGGTTTTTGTTATCCGGCGATTTCTTGTAGCCATAGGGCGCGAATGCCCCGACGAACTCACCGTTCTTTTGCTTGACCTCCAAGCTGGATCGGATTTTCATGGATATATCCTTGCAGTAGGAGTCGTTGATGAGGTTTTTGAACGGGATAACAAAGGAATCCGACTGCGGATCGCCGGTCAGGCTGTCGTAAGCGTCGTTGACCGCGATAAAGCGGATGCCGAGCTGCGGGAATATCTTTTCCAGATACCGACCGCCGTCGATGTAGTTTCTCGAAAAGCGGCTGAGGTCTTTGACCACGATGCAGTCAATCGCGCCTTTGCGGATTGCGTCTTCGAGCTTTTTGAAGTTTGGACGATTGAAGGAAACACCGCTATAACCATCGTCAACGAACGGCTCACAGACAATTTCCAGATCGTCATGCCGTGCAATGTAGTCCTCGCAAATGGCTCTTTGGCTTGCAATGGAGTTGCTTTCAACTTTGTCCCCGTCTTCACGGGACAGGCGGCAGTAAATCGCCGTCCGGTAAACTTTTCCGGGCAAAAATATAACCTCCGTTTTCTGTTTGGTGTGATACATCAAATCAGAAAGACGAAGGCTTCTGCTTCTTGTATGAGGAAAACACGATAAAGCCACATGACCCTCAAAGGCAGCGGCTTAGTCCGTGTATTCTTTTTTTGACCTGACTTCATTGTATCACAGGCTCAATCGCTTGTCCATAGAACCGGGCGAAAAGATTCAGTTTGTTCATAATCAAAGTCCTCTCAGATAATGTTCCAGACAGTCCTCCAAGGTGGTGTCTGTCTTCGAGAAGCTGATCTTCACGACGGTCTTCCCGTCCAGATAGCAATACGGGTTTCTGATCTGTCGGATAAAATCCCGCAGCCGGTCATCCTGCGCAGCCGCAGGCTCAAGCCGGATGCTGTCCCGCTGGACAAGGGTACTGCGGTCAACCGTCTTCGGGTTGACGCTTCTCATGGTTTCTACGCTCATCATATTACAAACACCTCCCTGATGATGTGAACTTGTATTCAGGACAAAAGGATATGGCGGAGCGCCTGTTGGGGACACTCCGCCACATAGTTTTCATCCTGAAAACTTGTATGCTGAATGTAGCTAATTGGTTTGTTTCGTGTTCCGGCATATTTGCAGCTCGCACCCCTGCCGGAAGAGCCTTTCGGCTCCGGGAATGCTACGGACTACCAACGGTTAATCGGTATCATGGGACTCTCACCCCTCCGAGGAACGCTCCGAGCCGCCCCCGGCAATCCGGGGACGGAAGTATCATTATACCCAACTTCTCCATCATGGCGAACAGCCGCACCACACGGCAGTTTAGCCTCTCTGTTGATCGCTCGCTTCCCGTAGGAAGGTCTTGGCGGCAGAAGGCAAGTCGCTTCGAGAAAAGAGGAAAGATCCGCAGCACTGGATATTCTGTTTTCAAGGTTCTGCAAAGGTGGTCTTGTTTGACCCCTTCACTTTACAACGGACATTTTTTTGCCGTTTGTCCGGGGAATCACAAAAATTTTTTGAAATTTTTTCTGAGTGCATTGGCAATGTCCCATACGGTGGATTTTCGCAACCCATATTCCTCTGCAAATGCCCGGATGGTCTTATCTCCCAGAAGGCATTGATCAAAAATTGCAAGATGGATGGAATTGAGTGTTGCCCGAAAATCTTGGATTACAAGTTTTGTAAGAACCCCGTCAGTGAAGTCCTCTTTGTCAGCCAACCACCCTGATGACTTCACATCATCCTCTGGCACAGCGTCCAGCGACAGTATAGTGGAAGGTTGCGTTTCTTCTTCGTCTCCGCTGGCAGACGAGCCGCTGGGATCATAGGATCGCCGCAGCTTCTTTTCCTCATTACGGAGCATCTTCATAACCTCGCGGTCAACCTCCGTAGTCTCGCCGGTGGCCTTCACGCGCACCATGCACTTGCCGTCCTCGGTAGTCCAGAGGTCGTAGTCAAACTCAACGGGTGTTTTGGGGATTCTTTTCATTGTCTTGTCCTTTCCGCTGGCGCGGAGCAGCGGACGGACAAGACTTAAAAAGAGCCGCATGACGGTGAGTTGATCTTTCCATACCGATAAAACAGAGCTTTTGAAAACTCTGTTCATGCGGCATTAGGAAGACTCACCAATCAGCGGCTCCACAGCACAGCTATAAAATATTGAATTGTATTTGTTATCTCCTTACCTTCTGTGAAGGTGGAGCAATAACCGTCTCATGTTAATCACATCGAATACGGTTTCCCGGCCACAGGCTTTGCACTTGGCCTGTATGTGACCACGGGAATCCTCGAATACTGCGATGGCATTATGCCCACAATAGGGACACTTCACCATGCGCATCTTCTGGTTGACAATGGCGCTTCGCGCCTTGCGGATTTTTTCCTGCATCTCAGGTGAAGGCTCTGAGACACGAATGTTTTTCTTCATGCCCACACCTCCAACGGATCGTTATACTCACTGTATGGCCGGGTTTCCAAGTGACCGAGCTGTTTCAGCCGGATGACTGCGGCGGTCTTGGAAACACCAAACTGTTGGCAGATCCTATCAAGGGCAACCTTATCCCAATAGGCATAGGTGCCATCGTAGCTGATGAGCTTCCTGCCTCTGGCGTAGTACGCAACGGCAAGGTCAATTTCCCGCTGGGGCATCAGGATTGCCGCCCCTAAGACATTGGCTTGCCATTCATTCCAGTCCTCGCGGGTCTTTAGCTCCCTAAGAGAGTAAGCTGTCCGGGCGGAGTATTTCCGCCGACAGGCTTCCCGGATTTTATCCGTCTCCATCTGAAACAGAATTTGATGGGCGCACTCATGGGCAAGCGTAAACCGGCGCTTTCCGCAGAGCTTGCGTATCTGGAAAGGCTGGATAAAGCTCGCATCCATCAAGACCTGATTGCGGTGCAGAGGGATGGAATATTGCATCCCGTCTTTCTCAATAATGTACTCGGTATCTGCATAAGCCGTCAGCCCACAGATGCTTCCATCGGTAGACAGGTCTGCAAAAGAGACATTGAGGCCGAGATATTCGCTGGCAAACTGGTCAATCGGTGTACCGCGAGGCAACCGCGCCCCATCGGTATCAGGGCCGAAGAAGAACTCGTTGAAGTCCTTCGTGACTGCTGCTGCGATCTCTTCAATATCTCTGTGTGACAAAATCATCTCGCTCCCTCCTTCGCTTCTACAAACCATTTGTTGCCTTCTTGGAAGAGATAAGATTCCCTTCCACGGATCATCACAGTATAACGGATGCCCCCACCGCCTACCTTCTTGGAGGCGGCACGGCATTTGTACAGGATTTGGTCAATCTGAAAAATCAGGCCGTTTTCCCAGCGGATGAACCGGGGATGACATACTCCTTCTTCGTCAACATCCAAGTTGACCGAAACATACGCCTTCCGGCAATGTGTGTTCGTCATAGCCTACCTCCTATTGTCCTGAAAGTTACGCAAAACCGCGCATAACTCGTTTGTTTCTGTTGACATCCGCACTGTTCGTGTGGTATCATTAACACGAATGGTACTTTCGTGTTTGCAAAGAGTATAGCACGAACGGCATTTTCGTGTCAACCACTTTTGCGAAACCTCTGTTCGTGTTCACAAAAATTTTTAGAAAGAGGTGCCTTATGAGCTTCAAGGACAGACTAAGGGAAAAAAGGTTGGAAGCGAATCTCACACAGGTGCAGCTTGCGGAAAAAGTGTCGATAAGCGCAAGGACTATTCAGAATTATGAGTTGGGTACCCGCAAGCCTACGAAGTACGAGGTTGTCGAGAAATTAGCGACGGTTTTAGACACCACTCCTGAGTATCTGCTTGGGCAAAGTGGAATGCTTGTTGTCGCGGCGCATGAGAAGGGCGGCTCCAAAGCAGCCAGAGATATAGATGAGCTTGTCAGTGAAGTGACTGGTATGTTCGCCGGTGGTCGGCTCAGTGACGAAGCGCTCGATGGCGCGATGAAGGCGCTGAACGAAGCCTATTGGATTGCCAAAGAGAAAAACAAGAAATACACTCCGAAGAAATACCGTAAGGGGACAAGCGAACAGTGAGGCTATTCGCTGTTTGCGATGCCCCCATCAGCGGGAGGTGAGACGATGAATGCTGAAAATTTCTCGAAGGTCGGCAGCAGGCTTGTAAAGCGCTGCGGGACGCGAGATCCATTTAGCATAGCACGGCAGCTTGGCATTGAAGTCCTGTTCTGTGAGGACTTCGGCCCTCTGAAAGGGATGTATCGGGTCATCAAGCGCAGCCGTTTTATCTTCATAAACGAAAACCTAAGCGGTCAGATGCAACGGATCGTCTGTGCTCATGAGCTTGGGCATGACCAGTTGCACCGCAATCTGGCAAAAGGAAGCGCAATACAGGAGTTCATGTTGTACGACATGACTACAAAGCCAGAGTATGAGGCGAACATCGTCGCAGCAGAAATCCTGCTCGACACTGATGAGATTCTTGAGTACATCTATGGCTATGGCTATACATCCGAGCAGATCGCACGGGCGATGGAAACAGACATTAACCTTGTCGCATTAAAAATCGCCCATTTGGCGGAAACCGGGTATGACCTCCGGCGCATTGAACATAAAAGCGACTTCCTGAAATAAAGACTTTACGATGGAGGCGACGAACGATTTGAACTATGACGCTTATCTTGCCCGTGCCATAGCGATTTTTAACGACAGGATGGGTGCTGACTTCTCCGAGGATAACATCATCCTTACCTGTTTCATGACTGAGGATCAGAAGGAAATTTTCGAGCAGTTCTGCTCCAAGTATTTTCCTTACCGACTGAACGACCGGTATCAGGAGGAAGGCTATTTTGATTTCCGGGCGTCCTCTTTTATCGGAATGGATAACGGCGGTAAGGACGGCATCCTGCTCCGCACGGACATACCCTATCAACCGATGGAACTGCTCCATATCTTCCTGCATGAGCTGGCGCACATCTACTGCGCTCACCACGAATTGGACGGGAAGAGTTTCTATGACGAATACTGTGAAGACTACGCGCAGACCAAGGAAGAAGACGGCATCATCAACGCGGGGTACGCTGTTTGGCGGGAGTGCATTGCAGAGATTATCGCCATTGAGCTTGACGATAGCTGCGAAATCGTCCCCCTCAAGGAGAAGGCAGATGTACTCCGGCAGCTCAAAGGCGAAATTGAGCCGGTAGACGGTAAACTGGCAGTCGGTGAAATTCTGACGGCTGTTATGACCAGCTCAGAGATTGAGGCATCCCAAACATGGGAGAAAGCAGAAACGGCCATCCTTAGCCTGAACCTGTTCGATACCCCGCCGGAGATGGATTTGTTCCGCCTTGTCTATGCACAGCTTCGAACCACCTTTCTTGAGATCGATGTGGACTTCATCCATGAGCTGGGCTATCTATACTTAAATATTCTTTCTCTGGCTGTCATCCGCAATTTGCGCTAAAACTGATTTGTTAAAGTTGGGAGTGAGTAAAACGATGGAGAAAATGGAGAACATTGTATTCGACCGTAACTATGAAGAAGACAAGCCTGACCCACTGGCTCAAGCAATTTTTGACCGGGTAAACGCCCCCGGTGGCTTTTTAGAAGAGTTTTCAAAGAAGATGGATGCTATCCCAAAGGTGATAGTCCCGAAGGATAAGGAAAACTACGAGTATTTGTTGGAAAGATGTGATGAGTTTGCAAAGCGTCATCACGGCAAGATTCACGGTGTCGTTGACTTTGAGCATTGGGACGCCCACATCGACCTGACGCTGCCTATGCTTGAGTTTGATGATTCGGAGGATATGTCGCTCCTAAAAGACATCGGGGAAAAGGCACATTATTGCTGCATTACCACGCAGGAAGACGGCAAGTTCCGTTTTCATGTTATGATCAATTATTTTGAGGAAATCATGTCGGAGGAATACGGCGACTATCTGAAATTTGAAACGCTTGCTGAGGACGAAGAGCTGGCGGCTATGCTCAATATGGGTATCAGCGAAGAAGATGAAGCCGTTGTCCGTTTGATTGGGGAAATCCTCGACCGGTTTGACAATGAAACTCATGTGGACAAGACCACCGCATTTAAGGCGGTAGCCAGCTACTTAATTCAGAAAGACCCTGACGCAATCAGTTATGAACTGATTGCCGCCACGCTCACCGCCTTATTGGAAAAAGTATTGGACGATGAAAAGCACAAGGAGGACTGAACCATGAAATATCTTCTCTACCGCTCTTTTGGAAATCTTGAGAAGGATGTCAAGAAGCACGAATTGGTTGCCGTTGAGTATGGGAAGGACATTGGCGATGTGACCGATGCGCTGATTAAAGCGGCAGCGGATGACCTTGCCGGTATGCCGGAATATGAGCACTGCGAGACAGCGGCCTATGCACCGGAACCGATCAAGGACTTTAGGAAGGTACTGCGCTATCAGTATGAGATGACAGGCATTGTCTATCCGCCGAATGCTGATAAGAACATCCTGATTGATTTTGGCATTGTAGAGGCGGATGAATGAATAAGCAGAGTGTTTGCCTCCTGCTTATTGATATGGAAAACAGAATGATAAACAGGAATCTTACCAATGTAGGGCGATGCAAATGGACATTAAGGAAATTGAGACATATCTTAAAGCGAAAAACATTCAGTATGAAATCATTCGGCAGGATAAGCCGATACTTTCTGCTTTGGACGCGGAGGGCTATTATCCAGTTGAAAAATCAGCACCCACATTTGTTTTGCAGACAGAGAATGGACTCATTGGCTGCATAACATCTATTCAGAATGGGAGACTTGATTTTGAAAAGATGAAACTGCAATTCGGTTACAGCAAATTGAAAATGGCGGACAGGAAAAAGATTCAAAGCCAAACCGGATATAGCGTTGGTTCAATTCCCCTTGTCGGGTTGGGACTTCCCTGTTTATTTGATAAAAAACTGCTTGAACACGATTTTGTTTATGGCGGCACTGGGAATGAACTTCTAACATTAAAGATTGCTCCAACAGAACTTCTGAAAGCAAATGAGATTATAGGGATGTTTGAATAATTGGAATATGAAAGGCGGGTGGTATTGTGCCCCTTCAAATTGTACGAAACGACATCACAAAGATGGAAGTGGATGCTATTGTCAACGCGGCGAACAGCTCTCTTCTGGGAGGCGGCGGTGTTGACGGGTGCATCCATCGGGCTGCAGGACCGGAGCTGCTTGCCGAGTGTAAGACGCTGGGCGGCTGCGAAACTGGCAGCGCGAAAATCACAAAGGGATATAAACTGCCATGCAAGTATGTTATTCATGCTGTAGGTCCTCGCTGGCTTGGAGGCAATCGCGGTGAGCGTGACCAGCTCATTTCCTGCTATCGCACTTCTCTTGAGCTGGCTAAGGACAAGGAATGTGAGACGGTTGCTTTTCCTCTCATTTCATCTGGCATCTATGGTTATCCGAAAGACCAGGCGTTGAGAATTGCGATTGATACGATCAGTGAGTTCCTGCTTGAAAACGACATGACCGTCTATATTGTCATCTTCGATAAGAAGGCATATCAGATCAGCGAGAAGCTGTTCTCCGATATTGCTGAGTACATTGATGACAACTATGTGGATGAACATACCGATGACTACTCTGAGCGTCTGCGTCGGCTGAATGCAATCCATAAAAAAGAGCTTATCTGCGAAGCCTCAGTCTGCGAAGAATCTGACGAAGAGATTGATATGCTCATGACCGTCGCACCGATGGCTGTTGCCTCTAAAAAGGCAAAGTCTCTGGACGATGCTCTGGGACAGATCGACGAGAGCTTTTCCGAGATGCTGCTGCGGAAGATAGATGAGTCCGGCATGACGGACGCAGAGTGCTACAAGAAGGCAAACATTGACCGCAAGCTCTTCTCGAAGATCCGCAGCGATAAGCTGTATAAGCCGAGCAAGCCTACTGCAATCGCCTTTGCCATTGCTCTTGAGCTGTCTCTAGATGAGACGAAAGATATGCTCATGAAGGCTGGATTTGCGCTCTCTCACTCAAACAAGTTTGACATCATCATTGAGTATTTCATTGAGAATGAAAACTATAATGTCTTTGAAATAAACGAGGCTCTGTTCGCATTTGACCAGAGTTTACTCGGTGCGTGAGAGTTAGATAATTCCAATTTGACGGAGGTTGAACATTATGCTTATTGTTGTCGAAGGCATAGTTATGTGCTTTGTGCTTTTGATCGTTTGCGTAGTCGGTATATCCAACGGTCCCGTGGGACTTGTGCTTTTGTATGAAAAAGATGTGCAAGAGCGTGTAGTGGAGCTTGGACTGACTACAAAGGATAGGATAAAGAAAAACTTTATAATTTGCAGTATTGCCATGTTCGTACCATTATTTGTGTTACCGCCCTTGATGGTCTACGGCATCAATGGCGTGACGGATTTTTGGGATGCTTTTTGGCAAATGTCAATCATTCTTTGGATTCAGGGTTTGTTTGACCGTTTCTTTATTGATTGGTACTGGGTCGGTAAGACAAAGGCTTGGGAAATTCCCGGTACTGATGATTTGAAGCCTTACATTCCAACAAAGATTATGATTGGTAAATGGATGAGTACCATTCTTATGAATCCGCTTATTGCTCTAATCATCGCAGGAGTGATGCAATTCACCGTATAACTTAGTTCCTATTTGCTGAACTGACCAATCATCAGAAAGGAGGCAACCGGAGCATGAAACAGCGCACATATATCGCAATCGACCTGAAAAGTTTTTATGCTTCGGTGGAATGCCGCGAGCGCGGCTTAGACCCGCTGGACACAAACCTTGTTGTGGCCGACGAGAGTCGGACGGACAAGACCATCTGCCTTGCGGTCACGCCCTCTCTCAAGAGCTATGGGATTTCCGGGCGCGGGCGACTGTTTGAGGTTAAGCAGCGCGTTAAGGAAGCGAATGCCGGACGGCAGCACGACGCGCCGGGGCATCGGCTGGAAGGATCGTCGTACCTCTTCTCCGTGCTACAAGAGAACCCGTCTCTTGCGATAGACTTCATCATTGCGCCGCCGCGCATGGCGTACTACATGGAGTACAGCACCCGCATTTATCAGGTTTACATGAAGTATGTCGCGCCGGAGGACATCATTGTCTACTCCATCGACGAAGTGTTCATGGATGTCACGGACTACCTCAACACCTATAAGCTGTCTCCCCATGACCTTGCCATGAAGATCATTCTGGATGTCCTCTCGACCACTGGCATCACGGCGACCGCCGGGATTGGCACCAACCTCTATCTCTGCAAAGTGGCGATGGATATTGTCGCCAAGCACATACCGGCAGATAAGAACGGTGTCCGCATTGCCGAGCTGAATGAGATGAGCTACCGGGAAACGCTGTGGTCACACCAGCCGCTCACCGATTTCTGGCGGGTAGGCAAAGGGTATGCAAAGAAACTTGAGGAAAACGGGATGTTCACAATGGGCGATGTTGCCCGCCGTTCCGTCACAGATGAGGACTTGCTTTATAAGCTCTTCGGGAAAAATGCGGAGCTGTTGATCGACCATGCTTGGGGCTGGGAGCCTTGCACGGTTGAGGCAGTTAAGGCGTACAAGCCAGAAAGCAACAGCTTAGGATCGGGACAGGTACTACACCAGCCCTATGAAGCGGATAAAGCACGGCTCGTCCTCCGGGAAATGGCGGACAATCTTTCAATGGATTTGGTGAGCAAGGGCTTTGTCACCGACCAGCTCGTTGTCACGATAGGCTATGACATTGAGAACCTGACCGACCCGGAACGCCGGAGGAAGTATCGCGGCGCAGTCGTGAAGGATCACTACGGGCGGCAGATACCGAAACACGCCCACGGCACAATCAATCTGGAACGCTACACCTCTTCCACGAAGCAGATCATGGATGCCGCCGGGGAATTGTTCGACCGGATCACAGACAAGAGCTTGCTCATCCGGCGGCTGAACATCACAGCGACCCATGTGATTGACGAAGCCTCAGCCCCCTCTCCACAGGGAGCTTTTGAGCAGCTTGACCTCTTCACCGATTATGCTGCGCTCGACGCGAAGCGCAAGCAGGAGGATGAAAAGCTGGCACGAGAAAAGAAAGTTCAACAAGCCATGCTCACCATCAAAAAGAAGTTTGGGAAGAACGCCATTCTCAAGGGGATGAATCTTTCGGAGGGAGCGACAGCAAAGGACCGGAACGCACAGATCGGGGGACACAAGGCATGAGTGGAGGAAATTTATGGGGAAGTTTTTATCAGATATGATTTCGTTGGGGATCGAAGGCGTATTTGCATATTCTTCTGCGAAGAAAAAGGCAGAGGAAGCAAAGGGAATTTTGGATAGACTAACATCAGGCGACGAGGAAGTTCCTGTCGCCGAATTTCTGCGGATGTACGACTTGAGAATACATGATTTCGATAGTAAACAGGATGATATAAAATTCATGAAAAATTGGGATTTTGAAGGTGTATATGTGCTACATAACTGTTCGAAAAGCATCTATCATATTGGACGAAGCAGTAGAGTTTTGAGAAAGATTGATCGCACTTTTAGAGGATATGAGAAGCAAGAGGTCTATGTGGATTGGGAAAGAGGCGATGACTTCAAAGTTCGCATAGTACGGTTTGAAGGCAGCGGCTTTAGTGATATAAAAGATTTGGAAAAGGAATTAACAAAACAATATGGAACATACCAAATCTCAAACCGTGAAGACGAGACTAAAAAGCCAAAAAAGAGCTTTTGGAAAAGGCTTTGGGGTTGATTGGATTCTGAATGAGGTAAAGGCAATGTATGAAACCAAAGGCAGTTATGAGGACATCATCAATCTCCCTCACCATGTCTCATCAAAAAGACCGCAGATGCCGATGCTGGACAGAGCCGCGCAGTTCTCTCCTTTCGCCGCTCTCACCGGGTACGATGACGCAATTCATGAAACCGGACGGTTGACAGATGAAAAGATCGACCTCAGTGAAGAGGAAAAAGAGGCGCTGGACAGAAAGCAGCAGATCCTCATGGAAAGGCTTGGCGACCATCCTGCGCTGACCGTCACCTACTTCGTCCCGGATGCAAAGAAGTCCGGCGGAGCGTATGTGACAAAGGATGGAAACCTCAAAAAGATAGACGGGTTTGAGCGCTGGATGATGCTCACAGACGGGACGAAAATCCCGCTGGATGATGTCGCCGACATTGAAAGTGAGCTGTTCCGCGATCTGTTTTGAATGTCGCTTTCCATGCGACCAAACCAAAGGCTATTTCTCCTATACTGTGACTGTAAGCAAAAGCAGTCACAGTTTTTCTATATGGGAGGAATTATCATGAAAAAGAACTTAACCGAGATCGTTTTTATCCTTGACCGCAGCGGCTCTATGAGCGGGCTGGAAGCCGACACCATCGGCGGCTTTAACTCAATGATCGCCAAGCAAAAGAAGCAGGACGGCGAAGCGCTCGTCTCCACAGTCCTTTTTGACAATGTGAGCGAGGTTATCCATGACCGCGTGAATATCCGGGATATTCAACCGATGACCGACAAGGACTATACCGTTCGCGGCTGCACTGCTCTTCTGGATGCCATCGGAGGCGCAATTCATCACATCGGGAATATCCATAAGTATGCCAGACCGGAGGATGTCCCGGAGCATACGCTGTTTATCATCACCACGGACGGAATGGAGAACGCCAGCCGGTTTTACAGCAGCGACCGGGTGAAGCAGATGATCCAGCGTCAGAAAACGAAGTATGGTTGGGAGTTCCTGTTCCTCGGCGCAAACATCGACGCAGTGGAAACGGCACGGCACTTTGGGATCGGAGCCGACCGAGCCGTCAACTACAACTCTGACAGTGCCGGAACGCAGCTCAATTATGAGGTGTTGAACGATGCTATCTCTGCCGTCCGCAGCAGCGCCCCGCTTGGTGCGGATTGGAAAAGCCGGATTGATGAGGACTACGAGAAACGCGGGAAAGGCGAAAAAAGATAAATCGGATAAGAATGGAAAGAGATGCTTTTTGAGCGTCTTTTTTCGGTTGAAACCGGACAAGCGGCAAAAAAATGTCCGTTGTAAAGTGAAGGGGATTTTTACGGGGAGAAGCACCGGGAATACGATTTTGAGAGAATAGCAAGCACAGCCGGTGTCCGTACACACGGCGATTTTCGAGTAAGGGAACCCTGCCCTTACTCTTCAAAATGCTTGTTGGGATGTCTCCCAAACCCTCTATCTTTACGAAAGGACAGATTGCCTATGGCAAATAGAACAAGGCCAATACGCATTGAGTTTTGCGTATCGGAAAATGAGCATCGGATCATCAAATCAAAGATGGCGCAGCTCGGAACAAACAATATGGGCGCGTATCTCAGAAAGATGGCGATTGACGGCTATATCATCAAGGTGGACTACACCCAGCAGAAGAAGCTTGCCGCCGCTGTCAGCCGTGCAGCGTCAAATATCAATCAGATTTGCCGCCGTATCAATTCAAAGGGAAACCTTTATGAGGATGATGTCGCCGAGCTGAAAGAGAGGCAAAAGGAAATATGGCAGTTACTAAAATCAAGCCAATCCGAGGAACTGTAAACAAGGCGCTTGCCTACATCCTCGACCCGGAAAAGACTGACGATCAGCTCTATGTTTCCTCTTTCGGCTGTGCAGCCAGCGACGCGGCAGCAAAGGAATTTGAGTGGACACGAAATCTCGCTGCCCAGCAAGGAATGCAGATGCCGAAGGTGATTGCCCGACACCTGATTCAATCCTTCGACATCGGAGAAGTCACGCCGGAGATGGCGCATGAAATCGGAAAACAGTTTGCCGACGAATGGCTGAAAGGCAAGTATGAATATGTGATCGCCACCCACATCGACAAGGGGCATTGCCATAATCACATCATCTTCAATGCTGTCAATTTTGTAGACTACCATGCCTATCGGAGCAACAAGCGGACATATCGGGAAATGCGCCAACTCAGCGACGAAATCTGTAAGGAACATGGGCTTTCCGTGATCCCACCCTCACAGAGCAAGGGCATGGACTACAAGGAATACACAGAGGCTAAACGCGGCACAAGCTGGAAGCAAAAGCTCAAGCAGACCATCGACCGCTGCATCATCACAGCGAAGGATTACGATGAGTTTTTGAAACTCATGCAGGAAGCCGGATATGAAATCAAGACCGGAAAATACATCTCCTTCCGTGCTGAGGGACAGGAGCGTTTTACCCGTGCAAAGACCATCGGAGACAACTACACCGAGGAACGGATCAAAGAGCGCATTCAGGGGCGCGGGAACCGCAAGCGCCAGATGCAGACCTCTCGCCGGGGTATCTCCCTCATCAGCGACATTCAGGAGCGCATCCAGCTCATCGGCAGCAAAGGTTACGAACACAAAGCGAAGCTCACCATTCTCAAAGAGGCTGCGCGTACTCTCAACTATCTGACTGAGAACAACCTTCTGCAATATGCTGACCTTGAAAAGAAAGTCGAGGACATTCACAGCTCCTATGCCCGCACCGGCAGTGAGCTGAAAAATGTTGAAGCCAAACTGCGTGAGGTGCAGCCGCTTATCAAAAACATCTCGAACTACCAGCGGCTCAAACCGGTTTATGATGCCTATATGAAGGCGGCGGACAAACCGGCATACCGTGCCAAACACGAAGCAGAGCTTGTCATCTATGAGGCGGCAAAGAGCACTCTTCTCGCCATACAGGGCGACGGAAAATTGCCGAGCTTGAAATCTCTGCAAGCCGAACAGCAACGGCTCGCGGACGAGCAGCAGCGCCTTTATGACGAACGCGCCAAGTTGAAAAAAGAAGCTCGCCTGATTGACACGATGAAGGCGAATGTGGATGATTTCCTCAGTCCCTCGATGGCAAAGGAACAGGAGAAATCCCGCAGCGGAGAACTCGAATAAGCAACAAGGCTCACTGCTCACTTTGGGGAGTGAGCCTTTCACATTTTACAACGCAAAACAACGAGAGAATACAGTAAATCACATTGATTATTCTATTCTCCCGTGGTAAATTGATAATACACAGACTGAATCGTAAAGAACGACTTCTCAGATCCTTGCGTGAACTTAACGATGCCCATAATCTGATAGACTGTCAGCCATTCTTTCGATTACACGGAAGGAGATACAATGTTTCAGAAAGTGATTTATAAAAGGCAATACAATAAACCTACAATAGAGGAAATAGAAGCTGAGATAGCCGATGAACCTATACCAGCCGAAGTAAAAGAACCCGCTCCGTCAAAATATAAATGTTCATCAAAGGGCATATTCAAACAGCTCAATGAGGGCGCAGTTTATGTGCCGCTTCCTGAGCGGAAACCTATCGCCAAGGTATTTATCAGTCAAGCCATCGAAATATCTGAGAACTACCAAATTGACACTGAAATCAGACAAGGTGCCGGGACAGTCACGGTAATTTTCTCATTCGATTGCAGCGGTGCAATGGGCTTCTTGAAAAGCGTGATCCAGTATGCCGATGACATTTCTTTCTTCTCAAGCACAAATGGATATGAGATCGTCCTTGCACTCGATTTTTACACTTACGCATTATACCGGCGCGGAAGGAAGATGCGTCCCTGACTATTTTGGCCTGTGCATTGCGCAGGCTTTTTATTATTGTGCAGCAATCCAAGAACTTGAAATTTATTTTGAATTTTCGGACGGATGAATTGTGTTTGTGGAGCTTTCGATGTATAATAAAATGAGGGTCACTATAAACGGTTGAGTGAGGTGCAGTGATGAAGATAAGCTACAAGAAATTATGGGTAATGCTGATTGAACGAGAGATCCCGAAGGCGGTTTTTCGGAAGGAAACCGAGCTTTCGCCGGGTACCATGAGCAAGCTTAATAAGAATGAAGAGGTTGCCCTTTCTGTCTTGCTGCGCATCTGTGAGTATCTGAATTGTGACATCGGGGACATTTGCGAAGCGATCCATACGGACAAGTAAGCCACGCACTGTGCATTCTATATATCGTTAAAAAAGACTACGGAGGTAGCTTCAATGGCTGAAACGAATACAAGCAATATTGGATTTGAAAAACAGATTTGGGATGCAGCTTGCGTCCTTCGCGGCAACATCGACGCTTCGGAATACAAGTCGGTTGTTCTCGGGTTGATTTTTTTGAAATACATCTCAGACCGCTTCGAGGCGAAGTATCAGGAGCTTGTTGCTGAGGGCGACGGCTTTGAAGAGGATAAGGACGAATACACGGCGGAGAATATCTTCTTTGTACCGGAAAACGCAAGATGGAGCGTCATATCTGCCGCTGCGCACACGCCTGAGATCGGCACGGTCATTGACGAGGCCATGCGGAGCATTGAGAAGGAAAACAAGCGGCTCAAAGACATTCTCCCCAAAAACTTTGCCCGTCCTGAGCTGGATAAGCGGCGGCTCGGTGAGGTCGTTGACCTCTTTACCAATATCCAGATGATCGACCACGGAAACAGCAAAGATATTCTCGGCCGCACTTATGAGTATTGCCTTGCCAAATTTGCTGAACAGGAAGGTAAGCTCGCCGGTGAGTTCTATACCCCATCTTGCGTTGTTCGCACCCTTGTCAAGGTATTACAGCCATACAATGGCCGTGTCTACGACCCCTGCTGCGGGTCTGGCGGTATGTTTGTCCAGTCCTCCAAGTTCATCGAAAATCACGGCGGGAATATCAAGAACATCTCTGTGTATGGTCAGGACTCCAACCCTACCACATGGAAGCTGGCACAGATGAATCTTGCCATTCGCGGCATCGAAGCTGACCTTGGCAAATTTAGCGCGGACACATTCTTCAACGACTGTCACCCGCAGCTCAAGGCAGATTTCATTATGGCGAATCCGCCCTTCAACCTTTCCGGCTGGGGACAAGATAAGCTGCTTGATGATGTGCGCTGGCAATACGGAACGCCTCCGGCCAACAACGCCAACTTTGCTTGGTTGCAGCACATGATCTGGCATCTCGCGCCGAATGGACGAATTGGCATGGTGCTTGCGAACGGCTCGCTGTCCTCTCAGTCTGGCGGTGAGGGCGAGATCCGCAAGAACATCATCAACGCTGACCTTGTGGACTGCATTGTCGCTATGCCGTCTCAGCTCTTCTACACAACACAGATTCCGGTGTCGCTCTGGTTTCTCGCCAAGAACAAAAAGCAAAAGGGCAAGACGCTGTTCATCGACGCAAGAAAGCTCGGCACGATGGTCACACGAAAGCTGCGCGAGCTGACCGATGTGGACATCCAGAGGATCGCGGACACCTACAACGCATTTGTTGACGGCACTCTTGAAGATGAAAAAGGCTTCTGTGCTGTTGTTACTACTCAGGATATTGCCAAGCAGGATTATACTCTCACGCCGGGGCGCTATGTTGGCATCGAAGAACAGGAAGATGACGGCGAACCGTTCGAGGAAAAGATGAGCCGGTTGACCTCTGAGCTATCGGAGCTGTTTGCAAAATCCCACGAGCTTGAAGCCGAGATCAAGGAGAGACTGGGGGCGATTGGGTATGAAATCTGAATGGAAGACTTCAACAATCGGTGCTGCGTGCTCACTTGTGACTGATGGCTCGCATTCCAGCCCCAAGAGCGTTGAAAGCGGCGAGTATATGGTGTCAGTCAAAGATTTTACAGAATACGGATTTGATTTCACTTCATGCCGTAGAATCAGTAGTGATGACTATGAAACGCTGAAAAGAAATGGCTGTGTCCCTGAGCAGGGCGATATTTTGATAGGCAAGGACGGAGCAAGATACTTTGAAGACATTATTATCTACCGTCAGCCGGAAAGACCAGCATTGCTATCGTCTATTGCAATTTTGCGGTGCAATAAGGAAGAAATTCAGCCAGAGTTTTTATACTATACCCTACGAACTCCTGGTTTCAAACAGGATGTCCGTGATAATTATGGGTCAGGTTCCGCAATTCCGCGAATCATTTTGAAAGACTTTAAGCGGATGCCAATATCGTACCCATCCCTTGAAGTGCAAAAACAGATTACCGCTGTTCTAAGCATTTTGGATCAGCGCATTCAGGCAAACACGAAGATAAACGATAATTTAGCGGCTTAGAGCTGAATGGCAGAGACATCAATCTCGCCGGACATGAGCTTTGGTAGTAGTGTATCTCGGAGTGTCGCCAATCGGTTGTTTTCACGCTGATTGCTCTTAATCATAGCAAAAATTGGCCCAGCGAATCCATGAAATGCTTCCAGCTCACTATCGGTCGGTACTACAAACGGCATCCCTTTTATAATCTTTGAATTTACCGCTGTTGCAATGGAGGATGTGCTGCCCATAGTTTGGTAGTTAAAATTCTTCAAATAGCAAAATAGGTATTCGTTGATTTTCGGTTTGTTTGTTTTGAAATGGGCAATCGCCTCGTTTGTGGTCATTTCGCCATCTGTGATTGCGATACGACCAACCGTTAGCTTAAAACTCAGCAGGACGGTGTTGTCTGGAACAACCTTGACATTGAATTTTTCTACTGCTTCGTGAGTCAAGTATTCTGAACTGTTGGCAATGAACAATCCGCAGCTTCCCATGTCAGAAATCGCAACCCATACACAATCTGCGGGATTTTCAGAAAACCACTGTGGCTCTTTGCGAGGCGGCGTTTTTCCAATCGAAATATCGAAGTATTCATCTGCGCGGCACACACGCCTCGCAGCGCTGGTATTTTCGATGAACATTTGCCTATACAGCGCCATGACTTGCTGCTGTAAATTATCGTTTACCGCCTTATTCACTCTCATCAGTGGCGAGAGTCACTTCAAAGGAACTGCCACTGTTCATCGTTCTCTTAAATACAAAGGAGAACGACGATGAAAGAACAACTTATCCAAGAGATACAGCGTAAAATGCTGCCGTATCTCAACAACGAACAACTATTGCAGTTGGGTGATGCTTTGACTGAGACACTACGAGGCGTGAGCGTAAGTTATGAAGATACCACCCCAAAGCAGGAAGAACGGGATGCCGTCGAAGCGTTCATTACTGCCAAGCGCATTGAAGGCTGTTCCGAGAAAACCTTGAAGTATTACCGGAAGACGATTGAATCCATGCTGTCTGCCATAGCCAAAAAGGCTAATCAGGTAACAACGGAAGACCTTCGCAAATACCTGACTACCTACCAGACGCAACGCAGGTCCAGCAAGGTAACGATTGATAACATCCGGCGCATACTGTCCAGCTTCTTCTCATGGCTTGAGGACGAAGACTTCATCTTGAAAAGTCCGGTACGCCGGATTCACAAGGTAAAGACAGCCAAGGTGGTCAAAGACACCTACACGGACGAGGCGTTAGAGCTAATGCGGGATAGCTGCACAACTACAAGGGATTTAGCAATCATTGACCTACTCACTTCCTCTGGAATGCGTGTTGGAGAGATGGTCATGCTGAACCGAGAAGACATTGATTTCAACGAGCGGGAATGCGTTGTGATCGGTAAAGGCAACAAGGAGCGTCTTGTGTACTTCGATGCAAGAACCAAAATACATTTGCAGAACTACCTCAACGAGCGCACAGATGCGAACCCTGCACTGTTTGTCTCGCTGAAAGCCCCACATGAGCGGCTGATGATAGGCGGTGTGGAAGCACGGCTTCGAGAATTGGGAAAACGCCTGAACTTACCCAAGGTACATCCACACAAATTCCGGCGAACACTGGCGACCTCAGCCATAGACAAGGGAATGCCCATAGAACAAGTCCAGCAGCTCTTAGGGCATCAAAAGATCGATACGACCATGCACTATGCAATGGTGAAGCAACAAAATGTAAAGCTGGCACACAGAAAGTACATCGGATAGGATGGTGATTGGAATGGCGTTACTAAAGTGTCTAACTGTTGATGGGAGGGGGAGCTACGGTATAGCCGCTTCCGCAGTCGAGAGAAATGAACGGCTGTACACATATTTGAGAATTACAGATATTCGAGATGATGGAACGCTCAATATGAATGATTTGAAAAGTGTTGATGATCCCAACGCTTCCAAGTATATTCTTCATCCAAATGATATTGTATTTGCGCGTACCGGCGCAAGCACTGGAAGAAACTACTTCTATGATGGGAGTGATGGAACTTTTGTATATGCAGGATTTCTGATAAAATTCAGTCTTGACCCGCAAAAAGTCAATCCTGTTTACATCAAATATTATTGCCAATCCACACAATATCGAAATTGGATAAAATCATTCAGTACAGGGAGTACCCGTGGAAACATCAATGCTCAAACCCTTGGGAATATGGATATACCGCTTCCCTCGAGAGAGCAGCAAGATTTTATCGTCAGAGTCCTCTCGCCTATTGATGAAAAGATCAAACTTAACCAGAAGATAAACGATAATTTACAGCAGCAAGTCATGGCGCTGTATAGGCA